CGATGAGGCTACAAGGGCAACCAATGCAGAACTAGTAATTGCTAACAATATTTCTTCTAATACAACTGCTATTAGCGATGAGGCTACAAGGGCAACCAATGCAGAACTAGTAATTGCTAACAATATTGCTTCTAATACAACTGCGATTAGTAGTAAAGCGGATTCAGATTCTCCCACTTTTACTGGTAATATAACTATTCCAGATAAATCCATTAATATTACTGCTTTAAAAAATAACAATAATTTAGCTGAAACCACATATAAAACCTTTGTAATTACAGCATCAAGTGAAAAATACTATATAGATGGTGTTTTACAAGATACGATAATTCTATACCGTGGATTAAAGTATGGTTTGAACGTAAATGATAGTTCTACTGATTCGCATCCTTTTTATATTCAAACTACAGATAATGGTGGTAGCTACAATGCGGCTAATGTATATAATGCTGGAGTTACTAACAATGGTGCTACTACAGGAATTATTGAATTTATAGTTCCGGATAACGCACCAGATACATTGTATTATAGATGTAGCGCTCATGAGAATATGGGAGGAATAATTAATATTCAAAATTATTTAAATATCAGTGATAATTTGATTTTAAGTAAGGATTTGCAAATTACTGGGAGTATTTTAGGTGCTTCATATCCAGATGCTTCTATTCCGAGTAGTGCTATTGATAATCCTATAGGAGCACAAGGAGCAACCGGAGCACAAGGCGCCACTGGTGCACAAGGCGTAACTGGTGCTCAAGGCGTCACTGGAGCACAAGGAAATCAGGGAGCACAAGGCGCCACTGGTGCACAAGGTGCCACTGGATCACAAGGTGCCACTGGATCACAAGGTGCCACTGGAGCACAAGGTGCCACTGGAGCACAAGGTGCCACTGGAGCACAAGGCGTAACTGGTGCACAAGGCGCCACTGGTGCACAAGGTGCTACCGGGGTTCTTGTCAACAATGTTGATTTTGAGCTGGACGCAAATCTACATGTTACTGGTAATATTACATCTGATGTGTTTCAAACATCTACTAATATTACATCTGATACCATTACTGGAAGTGTTACAGTTGATGCGAATTTAACGAATGTGATAACTGGATCTACGTGGAATCATTCAATGTTTGATGTAACCACTACTTCAAGTCCTGTATATAATGCTACGTCCTCCAGTCAGTACTATCCTGTGCGTGTAGCATATAGTCATGATGGTTCCATAATGTGTATAAGTGATAAATCAAAGACAGCAACAAGTGAAGCGAGCAATTATTACAATAATAAATTAAGATTAAGGCTTTATCAATATAGTCCTGGTGTAACATATGATTATGATAGTGTTTCGTATCCAGCATATATTAATGACTGGGTACAGTTAGGTAGTGTTTTGGAATATGATCCTTCCGCTGGCGATACAATTGGTGGTGGTATTGCTAATAATTATATAGGCTACCACAGTATTGCTATCCGAAAAATATGCGGTACCGATTGTAGTATGATTAACTTTACGGATGATGATACAATAATAGTAGCAATAAACGCGCAATATAACGCTTATATAGTAACTTATACAAAAACCAATGGATGGGGAACACCAACATCAGCTGAACCTATTGGTAGTACCACAATATACGGATGTTATGGAGTTGCTTTAAACCAGACTGGTAGCAAAACGTTTCTTGCTATTACTTGTCAAGGTACCCGTATACAATATACATCATATGCAGGTTTATCTCTTTATATATATGATATGAATAACAATACGTTAAGTTTTGTTACATCTAAGATTGAAGGTAATTGGCTAAGTTCGTCTTCAAGCTATTATGAAATGGTACCCAGAATCCAAATGCATTATTTTGAAGGAGTTCTAAATATAGTCTGTTCTTTTCCTACTAGTATAATGTATACACATGTATTCAGAGTAACAGCTACAAATGATATTATGATATCTACTATGGATAGTGTAATGACTATCAGATACAGCTTACAACTTAGTAGTTACTACCCTCATGGGTGTATTTTGTCAGTTGACGGTAACAAACTAATTGTTACTTATAACTCAAGCAATTCAAGTACTTCTAAATTATACCTCCATGAATATAAAAATGATGCATGGACGTCCGCACCCACGAATATTGTATGGCCCAATCAACGATTGGGATTAGGCGCGAATGATGATTTCAGTATAATAGCAGCAACGGACGCAGCTGGTAATATAGTAGTATATAAGTATGTTAATCTGGACGCATTAACAACAAGACCACCATGGCTTAAAGGTATAATATTAAGTAGTGGATATTATCAAATGGGTGATGTATTATTATCTGCGGCAAATTTTAGTGGATACAATGCAGCAGGTGGATTGATTAAAATAGTAAATGATAATTACATTTTTTACACAAATATTGTATGGGGTGTGGGCGCAAATACTCAGTGTAGAATAAAAACTGGATCTGCTTACATAGAATCTGAATCGGGACCGGTTACCATGGACGCAGCTTATACATATACAGTAAATACAATTAATCGTCAATTAACTTTAGAAAGCAATAATACATCCCTGAAAATTAATCAAGATGCAAGTTTTAACACAAAGGTTAATATAAATGATTTAACTGTTAATTCAATTAACGCAACAAATCTAACAATAGACAATTATATAAATTTTGGAACCTATAACATAACTTCATCTGAAACTAATACTATTAAAAAGAATTATTATATACCCGATAATGTACTTACTGGCACAAATTGGAACAAATTTGGAACGGTTTACGCATCGTACGCATACGACGTTGTTTATGTGTCTTCAATGACAAGAGATGGTGGATTTATAGTAGTAAGTAGTGATTATAATAGTAGTAGTTCTACTTACGCCCTTCGTGCATATCCCAATCCAGGTTTTGGTGTTACTGGTAATGCGTCATGTCAAGTGTTTCGGTATAATAGTGAATACAATTCTTCTGATTCAGATATACAAGATCCGTTAAGTAATCTATATCATTCTCCAAATTGGGTTTCGGTAGGATCACCAGTATATCTATCGTCTGATGATGTAACGACTATATATAATACATCAAACAATTTACTTTTTTTTAATACCGTTCCATCGAATTATGTACGTCAAGCTCAAATATATAAAATATGTGGGTCCGGAACTGATTGTAGTATGGGAGATATTAAATCCGATGATGAATTAATACTCGTAACCACATGTCAGAATCAGTCTGGAGCATATTTCATATATAAATATAATCTTAACAGTAATAAATGGGACATACAATATGGAACCGGTAAGGAAACCAGTGGTGGGTTATCAATTGTACATCGAATAATGTTTATTGAAAATGGTAACCTTCTAATAGTAGGTGGAAATAATTCTAACAACTTAGTTATTCAAATAATGATATACGATAGATTAAACTGGACACCATTATTTTCGAATTGGTATAACCCATTGACTACATTTGAATCGTATACTAATAACTACCCAAAGGTTATTGTAAAAGCAGTAAATGATGTATATTATATTTTAGTAGCAATCAACGCAAGAATAGAAATAAGGACATATGATTCAACTACCCAAACTACAACCTATATAGGTAACTTACGGCATCCATCCGTAAGTACTGATAATCTATATTATGATCCAAGTGTGGATACCACATACACAAGCTTCTTTGGACAAACAATAACAGCGAATATTGATTGTACAAGAATATTTATTGCTTCAAGCCTTCCAACCAGTTCTTTAAAATCACTTGTCCTTGTATATAAACGGGTGGGCACTGTATTTACAATTCATAGTATAATACCTGAAGACCCATCGTACGCTATTGCAAATTATTCATCTGGCACACTTATAACTCAGAGTTTTGCATGTAATGATGTCGGCACTATCTTAGGAATAAGCACAGGTACTGGAACCCCTGTTTACCATTATATTTCTCCATCCATGATTTCAGATTTGAGTATGTATCCAAACACAACCAGTGCGAGTCCAGCTGGATGGTATAAGATAGCAACTCCAATAACTAAAACAGCAACCAATAGTAATGGACCAATATTGATGAATTCTGTCGGAAATATTGTCTTATCACCAGCTTATGGTGGTGGCGTTAATAAACCTGAAATGTATCAAATAGATACTGCTGGAGGAACCTCCGTATTTGAAACGTCTACTACTAGTACTACTACAATAGTACAACCTTACGTTAATTTTACAAATAATACTATAGATACAGTTTTTACGGGCGATGTTAGTTATAATTCAAACATAGATGTTGAAGGAAATATGAGAATCAAAGGAGATTTTACAGTGGTCGGGTCTGAGTCAAATGAGAACATTATGCTAACTACAATAAATAATTATGAAGTTCTGGTTACCCAAGACATTTCTCTGAATGGTAGCATGAATGTATCTGGGGATGTTTCCATGAATGGAAGAGTAGATATAGTAGGTACACTTAATATGAATAGTCCTATAATAAATACAACAAATAATCTTACATTAGGCGTTAGCGGAGATACAATACAAATACCTGGAAATTTAAATGTTACAGGAACAGTATCCAAAGCATCAGGTACGTTTAAAATAGACCATCCATTACCTGAAAAACAAGATACTCATTACTTGATTCATAGTTTTATCGAAGGTCCCCGTATGGATAATATTTACAGAGGACACATCCACCTTGAAAATGGCTTAGCTGAAATTAACTTAGATACCCAATTCAATATGACAGAAGGTACATTTGTCGCATTAAATCGCGACATCAGTGTATTCACCACAAATGAAGATGGTTGGGACAACGTACGTGGAAAAGTCATAGGGAACATATTAAAAATAGAATGTCAAAATACTGAATCTACCGCATTAATAAGTTATCTTGTCATTGGCGAACGCCAAGACAAACACGCAAAAGAAACCTATATTACAGATATTGATGGGCGGTTGATTACCGAACCTTTTAAGTAAGGGTATAAACTCATACTACATAATTGATGTTCATAATTTTACACTGAAATCATCCTTACCATATACAAACAAATATAGTATATGGTAAAGTATTTAGAAGTGTCTTATCTCTAATAAGTATAAGATGCCGAAGGTTAAGATTGATTATTCCAATACCATATTTTATAAGATTTTTTGTAAAGACCCTTCTGTAAAAGAACTTTATATAGGACATACTACTAACTTCGTCCAAAGGAAATACGCACACAAACAAAGCTGTATAAATACAAAATCGGTCAATTATAATTGTAAAGTATATAAGGTTATACGTGACAATATGGGATGGGATAACTGGACCATGGAAATTATTGCATTCCATAATTGCGAAGATTTGCATTCCGCGAAGAAACAAGAACAACAATATTTTGAAGAATACAATGCAACCCTAAACAGCATTGAACCTTTACCGCCACGAAAACCCAAAAAGGATGTTGTCATCAAACCACCGAAAGAAGTCTTTTATTGTTCTTCTTGTAGGGTATATTTTAATACACGTAAATCACAAGAAGAACATAATAAACGGACGAGGCATATTAAGTTGAGTGGTACGCCTATGAATATAATACACACTACCGGTTTATTAGTATCCAATAATACACAAAAAACTTTAAAATATAATTGTGACAAATGTCAATTCTATACCACTAACAAAAATGATTATAAACGACATATATCTACAGCTAAACATAAGATTAACAACGGAATACTCAATAAAACTCATTCTCATAATTGTGAAATATGTAACAAATCGTTCAATGACCGCTCTGGATTATGGCGACACAAGAAGAAATGCAATAATACATCAGATGACACACCCAATAATACTGCTACCGCAATTGATACTCAGACATTACTTATTGAAATAGTAAAACAGAATAATGAGTTCAAAGACCTTATTTTGGAAGAACGCCGTGAATTCCAACAAATTATAAAAGACTTGATAGGAAATAATAAAACTTCTAATTCTAATAGTAATTAAATAATTTTACGCTAAAAATGTATAAAAGTGCGAAAAAGAATTGACCCAAGAATTTGAAATTGGACATAAAATAAATGTCCAAAATGAAAATCCTCGCTGAGAAATTTAAAACGGGTTTTCTTAAAAGACGATTTAGACGTATATGCAGTTATTTGTGTATTTTTAGTAAAAATTCTATTACCATAAAAATTAAGTATTTATATGGTAAATGATTTAGGCATTATATCTATTAGTATATTAAGGAAAAAATGCCTAATCTACAAAATGAAAAAAATGCTAAAAAATATATATGTGACCGATGTAACTTTATATGCAGTAAGTTTAGTAATTATAATACGCATCTAACTACACCTAAACATAAACGCCTAACTAATCCTACTAAAAAAATGCCATTCCCAACATATACGTGTGAGTGTGGAAAAGAATACAAACATATGTCTAGTTTATGTAAGCATAAAAAAACATGTACGTATATTGATGTTTGTGATACATCCGAAGATATACCCACAAATGAAGCCCAAACAAATGCTGCTACAATACTTGATAATCCGACATTGATAGTTGAATTACTGAAACAGAATCAAGAATTTAAGGACCTTATATTGGAAGAACGTCGTGAATTCCAACAAATTATAAAAGAAATGGCAGGCAATATGGGTAATAATACTGTAAATAACAATAATAACACGAACATAAACAGTAACAACAAATTCAACTTAAATGTTTTTCTGAACGAGAAATGCAAGAACGCAATGACATTAAAAGACTTTGTAAAATCCATCAATATATCCATACAGGATTTCATAGAAACAGGAGAACGTGGATTCATAGATGGCATTTCAAATATCATCGTAGAACGTATAAATGAAATGGAAATCCATGACCGTCCACTCCATTGTACGGATTTGAAACGCGAAACGGTATATATTAAGGATGACGACAAATGGGAAAAAGACGAAGACAAAGTCCAATTACGTAAGGCAGTTAAAGGAGTAGCTAACAAAAACGAAAGAATGCGTCCAATATGGTATGATTCAACGCCCGATGTGGGTATCATGGGAACCGAAAACTACGAAAAATTCTTCAAATATTCGGAATCATCACTTGGTGGATGTGGAAAAGAAGAAACCAGATTATTTGAGGATAAAGTAATGAAGAATGTTCTCAGAGAAGTAACAATTGATAAAACGAAGGCACTTGAATAAAAATATATGATTCGAAATATATTTTTATTAGTATACACTCAATGTTCGTGCACTTGAATCCGTAGCCTCAATATATCTCGGCATCCAAAAATAGGGTATAATATGACCCAATCCAGCATAATGTTCTTCAAAAATAGTTCTATAGTAAATTTGTTCGGCTGTTTGTGGAGGTAAATGTGTAAATAGAGAAGAATCGCTACCTAAATCAACTATTTTTCCCACATGTTCTTGGATAATTTGATATAATGACCGATTTTGTATAGAAACTCCATCACTGAAAGCCTCTTTGCGTCTCCATAACACGCTATCCGGTAAAAGTGCTTTATCTTCATATTTAGCATATTCTTCTTTGGAAAAAGCTTTTCGTATAAGGTATTTTTCTGGAAGTTTCTCATTTGTATGAAAACGAATGCGTGGTGATATAGATAAATAATACTCGGTCCATTCTCTGTCTAAGAAAGGTGTTCTGGGTTCTAACCCGTGTGATGAAATGGATTTGTCTGAGCGTAGAACATCAAATGTATGTATGTCTTTTAATAATCGCCTACATTCATTATCAAATTCAAATTCATCTGGAGCCCTTCCCATATACAAATACCCCCCCGACAGTTCATCTGACCCATCTCCATTAAAAATGACTTTAGCTTCACTATGTTTGGATATATATTTCCCAAGTAACCAATTACCTATACTTGCGCGTACCGTAGTAGTATCATAACTTTCAATCCCTTTAATGACTTCGGGTATAGCATTAATAAAATCAATTTCACTCAATATAACTTCGGTATGCTTTGTTCCCATATAATCAGCCACAATTTTCGCATGTTTTAAATCGTCGGAACCTTCAATCCCAATACTATATGTTTCAAGTGTAGGTAAGTTATTTTGGATGTGATAATTATTTACAAGAGCAGTAATTAAACTACTATCAAGACCCCCAGAAAGTAAACATGCGATAGGTCGTTCTGTGGCAGAGCATCGTTTATGTACTGCGTTAGTAAGATATTTACGAATATTAGAGAAAATAGTATTAGTATTCACATAATCAGTATACATGATACTATGAAACCCGTGTGAATGATACTGGTAGGATGATATAAATTTCCATGGTTTTTGAATTTCATATGGTAATTCATAATAAGAGAACGTTCCTGGTGGGAATTGTTCTATACTATAATCAGGATATTTAGAGGCATGTGTAGGGTCCATTGTTCGTTTATTACAATTAATATCTTTAATGTATTTATAAATATCATATAGTCCTTTGATTTCACTTGCGAATCCGTATAAGTGATTGTTAGATGATTTCAATCGCGATATGGGTTTCATTTGATATAACGGTCTAACTCCATATGGGTCTCTTGCGACCCACATTTTAGATAGCCCATTGAATTGGGTATCAATTAAGACAAATGAGAACACACCGTCTAACATACGCAAAGTATATTCTATACCATATTTTAAGTACATATGAATAATGACTTCACAATCCGAATCGGTGGTAGGCGAAACCTTCAAAGTTTCATATAATTCATTATAGTTGTAAATTTCCCCATTACATATGAGCGATATATTTTTAATACGAATAGGTTGATTCGATTGGACGTTTAATCCATTGATAGCCAATCTATGAAATCCTAACTGTGCGTTTATTGCGCAATATGATAATGATGAAAATTCTGGACCCCGTCCTTTACCATTTTCGAAACAAGATTGAATAATGGGTTGTGGTATATTATTATGATTGTTTAATAATGTAAAAATTCCGCACATATGAGTATACTAACAAAGTAACATAATCTTTATATGGTTGATATTATTTGATAACATAATGTATAGATGAGCGAATACATTGATAATACCCCCAAAAAGGAGAACAAGAAAGAAAGTAAGAATACCAATTTAGGAGAAACTGAAGTAAAAATGAATGCGATTAAACCCATAGATAGTAACCGTATATTTCAATCTGTAAATTTTACTGAGGTTGGTTTCCCTACTTCAATAACTACAAATGTTGATACAAATACATATGACGTGTTAGCAGATACGAAAGACGCGAATAACTCAGATGACTCTACTGATGATAAGGAATCAGATAACAGTGACAATGAGAGTATTGATATAGATGAGATAATATTTAAAGACCATATTAATATTGCTTTTGTCAGTACATTATCACTTGTAGGGTTATTTATTTTATTTAGAATGATTCAAAAGTCACGATAAAAAATGTCAAATATTGTAATTTGACATTTTGAACTCTCACATGTAGTTAGATAATTTACATCATAATTTTGTTTATTTTTTTACTTTTCTCTCTTGCATACGCATTTCACGCAACTCTCTTTTTTGGTTGGCTTTTTCCAGCTTTGCTTGTTCCTTGGTAGCCAACTTGTCCTTCTGTGCCTTTTCCTTGGCAGCCAACTTGTCCTTCTGTGCCTTTTCCTTGGCAGCCAACTTGTCCTTCTGTGCTTTTTCCTTGGCAGCCAACTTCTCCTTATGTGCCTTTTCTTTAGCAGCCAATTTGTCCGCGTGTGCCTTTTCTTTGGCAGCCAACTTGTCCTTCTGTGCCTTTTCCTTGGCAGCCAACTTGTCCTTCTGTGCCTTTTCCTTGGCAGCCAACTTGTCCTTCTGTGCCTTTTCCTTGGCAGCCAACTTGTCCTTCTTTTCTTGCTCGTTCAACTTGGTATATTTTGTAGCTAACATTTGTACTATAACTGCGAAGTCATATATAATTTGATCGCGCTCTTCAGTAAATTTTTTAGACGTACACCTTAAATTAGATAAAGTGCGAATTAACTTTGCAAAATCTGTTACATGAATGTTATCAGTCAACTCAGAATGACCTTCTATCGGACAATATTTCATACCCATATCAGATGTATTACTCAAACTCATTGTAAATGATGGAGTTTTTTGCGCGCGTCTAAGATTCGGATTGCCCGTACGAACCAGGTGAAATCCATAATAAACAGTATCCAGTGATACACGAACAATTTGGTGGATATAACGAGGCATTGCAATACCACCATGCACGTTAACATAACTATTTTCAACTAATTTATTAAATTTATTATAAACCCCATTTATAAATAGTTTAGTACGGGTATCTGGTGGCAACGATGTAAGATTTCGTTTAAGCTCATCGTTCCCTCGAGCAGAATTCAATTTATCGATAACATATTGTTTTCTCTCTTGTTTACTGAGAAATTTGGTTGCAATATGACGTTGAAGGTCATATGGTAAAGGTCTACGCCAACCGACTATTTTAGATTTCATATTAAATAATGTACGGAACAACTGTTCGTTAATAGTGATACTTCTAATCATATGTTAAATAAGTTTTCAATTTTTACATCTTGTTTGAAAATTGAAAGTACCGTCTGTACCGTTATTACACCAAAAATGTCAAACATCTGGATTCTACTTCTATTAGTTCTCACGATAACATTGCTAACAATGTTATTGTATGTATGTATACATATTGTAACAAGTACAAATACACCGACCGAAAATGATACTATCGCAACAGTAGATGAACCCCAAAATTCATTACATAGAACATCAAATGAAGATAGTGGTATTATCCATACTAATACTACTATTGAATTATAGCTTGTAGCGTTTATATATTTCTAATGCGACTAACCCACCAAAAATCTGCGCGAGACAGTAAGATACAATTTCATTTGTAGGAAATTTGTCTGCTGCGGACATCATAATTGTGACTGCAGGATTTACATGACCTCCCGAAATAGGACCAATCAACACAATAACAAGTGCTAACGCAGCACCAATCGCAATCGGATTGCCAGTAGCTAAAAAAACATATACAAAAAAGGTAGTTCCTAAGAATTCAGCTAAATAATTATACATTTTCGTGTCTTATAGTTTATCAAGTGAAAAAAAGTTACTTACGAGCCCCTTTTTTTACAGGTGCGACTGATCCACCCGAACGAACTCTACGTAGGGCACTATTACGCGAATTCTTGTCATCAGGGTTGGTGAAAGAGAACTGATTATTATTTGCGTTAAATGTCCCTTTTCCAACTGCGCCGGCACGACGTCTACGCATTACATCAGATGCGTCTCGGGATTCTCCCATCCATTTGTTTTCAGTAGGTATAACACTGGGTATTGTTTCAATGAATGTTTGACGGTCCATTTGAAATCGTCCCTCATTATTACTGGTAGAGTCTTTCAATGGCATAGCATTATCAGCAGTAAGAACCGCATTGTTATTATTTTGAATAGTCCATTTCATTCTATACATTTTTGTAAATTCTATACATTCACTATAGAATTTATTACAATAGGAAAATTAATGTGCCGAGTCGTTATAATTACGATTCATGGCTTGTTGTTTTCTAAAACGAATATAGTCAGAAGAATCAGGTACGAACTTAACGTTTGTAGATGATGCTGGAACATTACTACTGTCGCATGTAAATGTCATTTGTTTTGGACCTCCACACGAATAGTTCTTTCTACCTAAGAAATCACCTAAATTGTTTACTGCTCTAAATGGAGTAATGACTCTTTTTTCACCCTCGTATGTACCAGTGGCGTATGGAGTATTCCAAGAGCTACGTAATACTTTTCTGGCAATGGCACTTTCGCTATCTCTTTTAGAACTCACTGTTTGTTTTGATGAATGTCCGTTATAAGGACCTCCTAATACTGATGAACCGCTCATATTATTATTATTATAATATAGTCAAATATTTTGTTCTCATTAAATCCTCTAATATTGCCTAAAACTGATATTGTAGTTTTAGTAAAATCTATAAATATAGTAATGAGTGAAACCAAAAGTGAATACGACAAAGATTCATCAACAAACGATGATTATATAAATGATATTACAATGAATTTTTTAATGAATAAAAGCCAACATAAAAAATATATTTCAACGGAAGACCCAGCAAGATATGAACGAGAACAAAAGCATACACGTGCGTTAAAGAAACATAAAAATGAAATCATAGATTTAACAAGAAGATTACTATGCGAACCGGATACACAAATAACAACCGATGTAAATGAATCATTTAACGATTACACAAGAACATTACTTCGATACTTAAAAATGAAAGATATAGAGAACAAAGGATATGACAATAATTCTGACGAGGAAACATTGTTTGGTAATATAGATGAATCTGACGAAGAAGAAACCGATTATAAACGTGACCCCCAAAACGATATATCTTCATTTTGGGGTACAAAACTTATAAAAAAGTAGAAATTGTGTAAGTTGTCTAAATATTGTACGTCGAAAAATCTAATTAGAATGTATAATCAACATGTCAAAGAAATATAGGGAAAAAAGTAAAAGGAATAAAACTTTGAAGAAATTGTTAACAAAACCGAAGTATATCAATTGTAATCCGAATAATCATAGTAATACCGTAGTTCGCGGAAGTTGTTTACCGGAAGATGTATTACATATACTCAAAGACAAATATAATAAAAACAATCCATATAATCAAATAATATCTGAAAAGCCGAGAACAATATGGAAGGATTTAAAGAGAAGATTAAAAACATGTACGACCGAAGACTGTTGGTTAAATATAATAGATGACACGAATTATAATGAAAAACTAAGTCAATATTTATATGTTCCGCGTCCATTACAACCGCATAAATGGAAAACAAACAAAAACTATTGGTTAAGTAATCATGATATAGATAACGTACTTAAAGAATATGAGAAATCATATTCTATGTTCCGAGCAATACAAACTGCGAGTATAGATTTTGACGATTTGTGCTATATAGAGGATTTATGTAAATTAAAAAATAAGGAACAGATACAAGAGTATTTAAACTTAGGAAAAACAAAAATAGGTGTGGTATTTAATTTAGACAAGTTTCGTGAAGATGGTTCTCATTGGGTATCATTATTTATAGATTTACAAGAAGGATTTGTATTTTTCTTTGATAGTGTTGGGGATAAGATACCAAATGAAATAAAGAAATTAGTAGACCGTTTAAAAGAACATTGTAGAGAACTTGAAACGCCCATAGAATTAGAAGAATATGATAATTACAGAGTAGAACATCAAAAAGAGAATTCGGAATGTGGTATGTATTCGTTATTTTTCATAATTACCTTATTAACAGGGAAAATAAATAACATTCCAATTAAATCACCTGAAGAAAAAATAGACTTATTTAGAAAACCAAGAATACCAGATAACTATGTGAGTAAATTTCGTAAAATATATTTCAAAGTATAACAAAATATATGCATAATATAAATTAGAAAATGAATAATACCTCCGTAGAAAATACGAATGATGTAAAAATCACTACGAAAATATACCCAATGAGGTATAGAAACCGTAAAGGGTTTCAGGTAGGTAATATGAACATAAAATTTGATACAAAAAATGCGCCATTTACAAGTAGAGACCAAGTAGACCATTATTTAAATGAATTATTCTCCTATATTAAATGGGCTAGTACTAAAAAACATCCGAAAGATGAAACCGTTGAAGACATGAAAAAAAATATTCATGATTTTTTAAAAGCAAAAAAAATAGAGCATGTATTTTCTCCCAAAGTAATCATTGGAAAAGGCAAAAAACAAACCAAAAAGAGAAAGATAAAAGGAGGTAAATCTAAAACAAATAAGCGTAAAATGAAGGTACAAAAAGGGGGTGATATGGACGACGAAATAAAAAAGTACGTAAGTGACACAATAGAAATGGGACTTATCGACCAACTTGAAAGAGTATTACACATACATCCAGAATATGCTAACTACGCATTAGAAGAACTAAATAATACAAAAATGACAAAAACCAATGAAGCCGATATACAAGATATGAAAAACATAATCATAAGTATTATAGATAAAAATAAGAATAAAGATAACTAATTGAATAATATTTATTATCAGAATATTATTCAATGGCATTGTTCGTTCATCCAGAAAATCAAAGAATTCTATGGAATATTATCAATGGAAACCCATTTATTATTCGTTATTTCGAAGCAAAACCGCCGCAATCAAAGGAAACATGGTTTAAACAATCAATCGAGGATTTTTATACACGACTACAAGGGAAAACCATAGACCCAAATGATTTGAATAATTTAAATAAAGAGGCATTAACAAGTATGATTCAAAGCGTTCATTTACAAAATCCTCAATATACCGCTCATAATTCAAGTCAATATACACCTCCACAAGAACATGTCCCCGCCCCACAACAATATTCCACTACACAACAATACCCCAACACACATGAACCGATGAATATGATGACTCATTCGAATACTATTAATACACCTGGAATAGTAAACGAGAGTAAAGAAGATATATTTAATAAACAGTTTCAGATGCGTCAGCAGGAATATGATACTATGTTACAACGTAAAACCCCCAATGAAATCGATTTTCGCGAAACATCCAATGACGAAAATAAGGATATTAACGAATTATTGGAGCGTGAAAGAAGAGAACGAGAAGAATTGATGAAACCAATCCAACAGACAAATAAGTTAAGTATAGATTCCACTAATAGCAATAATATAACTTTGGAAGCGATAGAACTACAAGAATCTAAAGAAAAGAAATCTGTATCATGGAACACAGAAACATCCAAAGATAATTGGAGTGAATTAATTGAAGTTCAAAAGTCAGAAATGTACTCAATGCGTTTACATATTATAGAACTATCAAAACAATTAGAAGAAACGAAAACGCGTTTAATAAACATCGAAACTCAGTTACAAGAAAATAATCATAATAAGATTCCCACAAAAGAAGAAAATAAACCCCAACATCACATATCTAAATATGCGAATTTAGAAGAAACTCCGAAAAATAATAAAATAAACGATGAAACAGTTTTAGTAGAAGATGTAAATACTGATAGTGACTCATAAATAAAATCTATGTATTAGATATAGAATGACTGTTGGTTCAAGAGCTCAAGTATTCCACGGAACTGTCGACCAGACTACCGGAGGTTTAGAAAAAAAAGATTTAATGAAGAATAAGCACGGACGTATTGTGTCTCTTAAAAAGCACAAGACTGCCAAGAAGAATAACCGTCTTAAGAAGGCAGGTTACTTCACTAAGAAGGGTGAATTTGGTTCTTTCAAGAAGGAGGACAACAAGACTCGCAAGAACAAGTCTCGCAAGAACAAGAAATAAATATTTTTTAGACATATGATATTTGTATATCATATGAATTGAAATAGTATAAAGTGAAATGGATAATAATAAAAATAGATGGAATTATTTAAAAATACTCTTTTCATTAATTTAGACCATCGTCAAGACCGATTGGAACACGCAACCAACGAATTTAAGAAAATGATTATAAATGCTGAAAGGGTAGACGCAGTCAAAAAAGATATAGGGGCGATAGGTTGCACTATGAGTCACATAAAATGTTTGGAAATAGCAAAAAAAAGAGACTATGATTATGTATTTATCTGTGAAGATGATATTCATTTCAAAAATCCCGAATTATTGAAACAAAACATTACAAAATTCCATACAAACACAAAAATAAATTGGGATGTGTTAATCATTGGAGGGAATAATGCACGTCCATATCAAATAGTAGAGGATTATTGTTCTCGTGTATTTTATTGTCGTACTACAACCGGGTATATAGTCAAAAAGCACATGTATGACATATTGCTTGAGAATTTCAAGGAAAGTGTAGATAAACTAACCAAAGACTCATCAAAAGAATCTATTAAGAAACACGCTGTAGATATGTATTGGCAGAGGTTACAATATCAGCATTTTTGGTATATGATTACCCCTCCCACAGTAACACAATATACAAGTTATAGTGATATTGAGAATACTACCCGTGATACTGAGAACTTACTATTAGATATGAAAAAGGAATGGTGTATGCCACAACATCTGATTCCATCAAATCCCTAATGTTTGATTCTTAAAAAATTTGATAGTACTGATTTGTTTTTTTCTTCATATTCCATATTTTTTAGATTAGAAGAGTATTCTTTTTTCATCATTTTTTCACGGTATAATTGGTCGTTTTGTGCTAACATGCGTTCAGCCTCAGGTTTAGATAAAGGTGCGGTAGATTGTTGTCCTCGTTCTCGCATAAAATGGTCTACTGATGAATATTTCTTTACATTTTGATAATCACGTTCGCTCACTGAGAACACAGTTTCGTCTTTATGAACTTTTCGTAAATCGTCAAATTTTAATTTACTAAAAGGGTCACTTGTAACATAAACATCATCGTCATTGTCTTCATAAAAATTCGAAGTAGATGATTGATTTGATATAATGTTCTCAACGCCACGATATTTTACTAAACCCGTTTGTTGATCTTTAATAGAATTGAATATTTTTCCCATATTACTTGAATTGACCGTTTCATTAGTTGTATATGATGGGTCATCGTTTTTAAACCATTCATTTCTGCTTTCATCCACTTTGGTTGCCATGTTCTTTTCAAATAGGTCATTGAATTTATCTTGAAATTCTCGTTTTGACATTTCATTAATGACCGATGAAACTTTTTTGACAGTTCTATTATCATCTTCATTGTTTGTATGTGGGGTATATGCGGTATTGTTAGAACTGATTTTCTGATTTTGTTTATTTTGATTATCATGAAAACGAACTATAACATCGAATGCTTTTTTATAAAATAGAAAATATTTAGAGTCTAATTTTGATTTGTCTGGATGTGTCATTAGAACTACTTTCTTAGCACGTTTAAGGTCGTCATGTGAAATATTAAATGTCAAATCAAACAATCCAAGCAGTTCTTCTAATGAATACATATGGATATTTAGATTATGGTCTTTTATTGACATTGAATTACTATACTATATCTAATAATATTCTTTTATCTTTTTTACGAAATACGTATAGAAATAATGTCTGTAATGTTCATATAGAAAATATGACTTTACCTATTATTACTGAAATCAAATCTCGCGATGATTATATGGTTCTTATCAAATCTAATCCCGGTTTATTCATCGTTAAATTTGGAGCTGAATGGTGTGCTCCTTGTAAAAAAATAGAAAAGGAAGTATTCGAAAAATTTAATAATATGCCCGATAACGTTCAATGTGCGGTCGTTGATATTGATAATAATTTTGATGTATATGCATTCTTGAAAACAAAAAAAATGTTCGTAGGAATTCCTGCTATTTTGTGTTATCAAAAAGAGAATGATAGTTATATTCCAGATGAAATTCATAACAATTCGAATACAGATGAACTACATGATTTTTTTATACGTTGTGAGGAGTTACTTTGATTTTATTGCCGTCTATTAAATCATCGCATATTGATGTTAATTTAATGTTAGGATTTGTAATATTGTATACATAATTCCAAAAGTTTATAACGTGTGGATTTGAAATACATAGTTGATATGTGTTATCATATTCTATTGTTTTGATTGTGTCATAAAGAAGGTTCAATGAGCTGTAAGCACCTCGGTATAATTGATAATACTTATATTTATATATAAAATTATATAAATATGCGTTATATCCGAACCATTCGTAAAAGCTTTCAATATAGTCTTTATATTGCGAGGTTTTCAATACTGCGTATATATTATTAGGTATCTCGTTTAAATACCTTTGTTCTATAGGGTTTGGTTGATATTTAAATTTGACATAGTTGCATATTACCATATTGGATGGCATACAACCGATTGTTTTTGCTATATCTATGATGTATGGAATAAACTTACGAATAAATCTATAATCACATAGTTGATTGCATAAAACTATATGTGTATTCGGAGTAATATAGGGAGTCATATGTTCGTAACATGACTCATATTCAGACTGAGTAAATGTGTCAAATACTATGATTAGGTGCGATGTGCTATTTAAACTATAATATGCTGGTATCATTTGAAAAACACTGTTATTATTATAATTCATAAAGCTGTCAGTATTGTTTATTTTACTCCCAATTGATACGTATATGTGACGTATATCACTTGTATTAATTATATTGTGTATTGTTTTTCTGCGTTCATGCGGTTCTGATATATATATCTCTTTAAATATAGGCATTTAACAAATGCCTATATTTTAATGACGACGATGAGTCTTTGTACTATTGCTATTTTTCTTAGTGGTTTTTGTTTTGTTATTCTTCAATTTTTTTCTTGAAGAACCTACTTGAGATTCTTTTACTGGTTCTGCTCCTGGCACTGGTTCTTCTACTGCGACTGCTACTGCGACTGGCACTGATTCTTCTACTGGCACTGATTCTTCTACTGGCACTGATTCTTCTACTTGCACCGATTCTTCTACTTGCACCGATTCTTCTACTGGTTCTGGTTCTTCTACAGATACAGGTTCTTCTGTTTTAATCGAAAAATCTATATTCGGAAGCATACTTATTGCTGAGTCATCTGAATCTTTAGATGAATCCATAACGGTTACATATGCTAATACAGATGCGGTAATTGTAGCATATAAGTAATGAGACCAAGATATTATTGTTTTATTCATTTTTAATAGTTATATAATTGCGATATTTTTATTATAGTTGTTCCTAAATTATTGTTGTTCTGATTCCAATCTCGCTTGTGCCAGTACAAATTTATCAGTCCACTTCTTTTTCGTAGTTACCGAAATATTAGTCTTTACATGTCTTTCATATTGTTCTGGACTGTCATAATATAGGTCATAAGTCTCTTTGCCTACATAACCGCTCGCATCCTTAACCTTGAAGAAAAGATCTTCATTCCAACAACCAACATGAAAGTGGGGATAATTATGTCCCGTAATAGCATCACGAATCATTGTTCCAGGGACGATTGATGTAGAATATATTTCAGTTTTAGTTTTAATACCATCATGGTCTCTTACAATACGATGATATCCAGGGTCAAGCATCTTAAGTTCGTCAAATTTCCACCCATTTCGTCCCATTTTAAATACCTTTTTTCCAACAGATTTATTTGAAAGGTCATCAGTAACTACTGAAAAATTGTCGTCTTCATTTGGAAGCATATACCCCCGTTGGGTATCGTTGAGTGAGTGAATTGAGTTATTGTCGTAATCGGACATTTAGAAAATAGTAGTATCTATAGTAACGTGTGTTATAATAACTTAACAGATGTTATCTTTATGTAGTTTTACAAGTTTATTTTCGCAATATATTATCAAATTATACTGTATACAATGATATCAATAAAACCAGAAATAGAAGACATAATAAATGATAAATTCATGAAAAAGATTCAACCAGGAACAGTAGTATATGATGTAAAACCACCATCTATATATAATACTATAAATGAACCAGATAATGAAATTATTAATATGGAGAACAATATTGCGTATAAATATTTAAGTAATGATACGCTACATAAAGTAATAAATATCACGGAAGATACGGAGTTCAATTATGTATTATATAGTATTGTAGATGATAGTGATAAACCATATGTAAAATTTTTAATGAATAATGAGAATAATATAATGAAATTTCCAAATGAAAACAGATTATTAGAGAACATTGACAGTGATAGTAGTTCTGACAGCGAAACCGATGATATAATACCATTTATTGAAGATGACGATGAAGATGACGATGATGAATTATTGGATATGTCATCAAATAGTGATGAATATGATGATGAATTATACCTTCCGGAACAATGTTCTCAATATATTAAAAATAATTTTGGTATTACATATGAAAAGTCAGAAGATTATTATAAGGGGTATGTGAATATGGAAGGCAAATTATATATTTTTATCAATACCACGATTATTCACATGGATTTTCCTAATGAGAATCAATATTCATGGGTAATTACAGATGAAATAATACATAAAAAATCATCGAATAACATACCAATATGTAAAATAATTACATCTATGTTCTCTAATAATTCAGACATAAAAAACATATATACCGAGAACAATGCCATTGTAGAACCCCCAATATGCGTGTATATATGCCAATATGAAGATGATAAATACATAAACATTGAAACAATTGACACGTTGAGTAATTCATTGGTATCTAATAAGGTGTCTCATGATATATTTGGTAATATTACAATGTTCTCTACAAACTCTATTTCGAATGGTTATAATTATAAAAGATATAGCTTATTTACAAGTACTGCGAACTATATACTGCATGCGAATTTTACAAAATCCGAAGTAGGATATATAAAAGATAAATCTTGTATTCGGTTCTTTTATAATAATATGGAATATTGGGCGGTGAAAGATACCAATTTGTTCTCACATATCTAATATATTTTTGGTATAGTTATATTAGATATTACTTCATATACCCAGATAAAAATTTTTCAATAACAGTTGCATCGATAGTATCTTGAAATTGATTTATAATATCTTCTTTTAATGGTTTTCTTGCATATACTTCTTCATATCCATTGATAAATTGGTTAATTTTTTCAACATGAAGGTTGTATTCGTCTTCCTCTTCATGTAATTTTCTGGCTGTTTCTTGAATTTCTTGTAATTTCTTACTTTCATGTGCTTGTTTGAGTTCTGCGTGTCGTATTAATTCTTCATTACGTTCTTCTAATATACGTTGTTGCTCTAATATGAAAGTGTCTCTTTCTCTGACTGCTTCTTCAGCAGCACTATCTATAATTGGTTCATTATTACTTTCAAGATACCATTGATTTCTGGTTTCTTCGGCACTGATAATAGTATCACATATATCGGGTTTCTTTACTTTGTCAAACCCAGGTTTATTTTGAAACTTATGTTTGAATTCTTTAACGATATGGTTTTCAATAGAAGGACTTGTTTCCATTAATCTATCAAATTCAAGACGACATGCTTTTATAAAATGTCCTGCTTTATCACGCTCGTCTGGTTTTTTTGCTAATTCAATACGTACATTTCTGGCAAACTTATCCCAGGCTATGGACGATACTCTATGTGCTTCATTTTTTTCTGATACTTTTAAATATTGTTGAATTGTGGTTAAAATACCTACTAAAATGTTGATACTACCAATTATTGCGGGTGCGTATTGTTTAATATTTGGTGGGAATGTTTCTTGTGCGAAAGATGCGGTTCCAGTAATTGTAGATAAAATAATAGCTGGTATAGTAAACCATGCTTGTTGACTTGCGAGTTTAGTATGACTTCTAAAATTTAACCATTTGTAACATTGTGCTACATCACACCATTCAATTAATATTTTTTCGTTGTCTGGAGACCATACGATTTTATCATCCAATGGATTTCCACCACCACCAATACTATGTTTGTCATCATTACCATCTAAATCTTTATTATCTGTTTGTTTTTTAGGCACATCTGTATCCATCTAAATTAAGCTATATATTTGCACAATATTCTATTTCTAATATAGTAATTACAACAATTATGATGTACTTTCTGTATCTGAATTTGTGGATACAGATGTGGGAGTAGGTGCTGGAGTAGGTGATATATTGTCACTAATATCAGGAATTAATAGTATATTGACATCTTCTTTTTTAGTATATGGTATAACATCTGAAACAGATTCTACTGATACCGATGTATCGTCAAAAATAGGTTCTATATCTGTAAGAATAGGATTTTCATCATCAGATTCGTTATAGTCAAACTTACGAATAGAATCTGCCTCTTCAACATCATCAACCGAATATGCGTGATTTCCATTGACATTTTCTTCTATTTCATTATCAAAATCTTTAAGACGTTGTAAGATGTTTTTTAAATGTTTGGTTTGAGATATGTGAAAAAATGACAGATAATTGATATATAACGCCATTTGTTGTTTTAATACAATGTTTTCATGTTCCAACGTATTCAGTAAATTTGATATAGAGAACCCAATACGTGTTTTACCATTATAATTTGTTATTTTTGTTTGATTTATTTCATAACATTCATATAAGAAATTTATATACTTCATAATATCTTCGTGAATATGTTTAATATCATCTAAATTATATTCCTGGAATGGTTCTAAATCCTTGTATGGTGGGAATGTATGAAAATCTATTTTATCAGCATTTAAATCGTCGGTATTATCTTTTATATAATTAACAATCAGTATATATAACTTATAATAATCACAATACATTCGGTTATTTAATAAGACGCGAAATCGGTCGATATTTTCTAATTCGACAGAAAACAATTTATATTGGAAAAAAAAGGAGTCTAAACTGAATAGTAAAGCCTTTTTTGTTGTGTTCTTAGAAAGTTCTCCATATATTGTTTTCAGTTCCATTATTTTATTATTTACTTTTTTTTTTATCTTGGTTACGTCATTACGTAATAATAATATATTATGAAAAGTCGATTTCAACTTTTCAAGATTATGAGATAAATTATTTGCCATGTTATATACTGTCGTCACATAAAAAGTTCAATCACATATGAATTACACTCATAATTCAACATCAACTACTACTATTTCACTTAACAAGTCAAATGAATTATCCCACATGTTATATGGTTTATCTGTGTTTTCAACTTGCGAATCATTTTCTTTGTTTTTTGTAGGTGAGAGTGTACTATATCTAAAGAATGGAACATTTGTTAATGTTGGTAAATTAATACGTTTATTTCTATCAATATGGTGTTTAATTTCCCAGTATTGTGCGGCTTCTTCGTCATATAATAATCTTATCATTCCGTATTCATATACGTTTTTCTTAAAATTAGTAGCCCTAATAGTTGAATACAACTGAATGGTAATGAAGGCATAATAATATCCATGTTTGCGTTCGTTAATTTTATATTTCATGTCTATCTTAGTTACATTACCTATATCCATACGTGGAAATACAGATAATATTTCTGTTTCTGTAACAGAACCAAGAATACGTGGAATATAAATATTGATGGTCGTCATTGTTTTATTAGTTATTACTTTTTCATTGACACTTAGTTATTCAATTTTACAATAATATACACTAAAAATTGATTAAAAACAAACGTACATGAACCAATACAACTACAATAATGAGCGAAAATTCAAAACAAACCCAACCACCCCCTAATAATATTGTATCAACCGAGACACTACCGATTATGGTAAAGACAATACCCACCCCGGATTGGTTGAATACAAACACAGATACATCCAATAATATTTCAGATAACATTCCACGACCAATACTTCGTAGACATAGTCCTTTATTATTCGAACACCATACTAACAATATAAGTAAGAATAAATCACTTATAGATATTATGGACGAGCATGATAAATACGTCAATATTCACACTCAGAGATAAGTAATTTACACAAAAAGTAGTTAAACAGATTATACCCATATTATAAATATATAGCATGGATTCAACCGAAGTTCCTCCCAATTTTGTTACAGTAATTAATGATTTTACAAATGATTTAACAACAACATTTCCAGAATATAGTGATAGATGGAATAATCTAACCGGAACAATAGATGATTCATCGCGTGATGAAATATACAAATATTGCGTGACAGTATATCCCGAACGTTTTTTTGATATTCTATACCAAAATGCTGACATTTTTTCAGATAAACCGGATGTAAATGTAAATTTCTTGCCTAATGTAGATTTCAAAATCCTTTATAATTCCGAAGGAGTAACTGAAAATATCCGTAAAACAATATGGAAATACTTGCAATTAGTTTTATTTACAGTAGTTGGTAGCGTTAAAGATAAGAGCACGTTTGGAGATTCTATGAATATGTTTGAAGGAATAGATGAAAAAGACTTACAGGAAAAATTAGGTGAAACTATGGAAGGTCTTAATGATTTTTTTAAAGACATGGGTAAAAATGAAAGTTCTGAAGGTGACAGTTCTACCGGGCAAGAACAGTCAATGCCATTTAATATGAACGGTATGCCTAATATGGAAAATATGCAAGACCACTTACACACATTATTTAATGGTAAGATTGGTTCACTCGCAAAGGAGATGGCAGAAGAGATTTCTGGGGATTTTACTGAATTGCTTGGTGATAATGCTGAAGACGCAAGCCCCCAAGATGTTATGAAAAAGCTTATGAAGAATCCTACCAAAATCATGGGTTTAATGAAATCTGTAACTGGTAAATTAGATGCGAAAATGAAAAGTGGTGAAATTTCACGTGAAGAAATAATGAAAGAAGCGGGTGACCTTCTTGGAAAAATGAAAGAATCCACTGGAGGAGCTGAAATGTCAGAGATGTTTGCTAAAATGGCAAAAAGCATGGGAGGTATGGGTAAAAATATGAGAATGGATACAAACGCAATTGACCGTATGGTAAAATCTACAAAATTAAAAGAAGATATGTCAAACCGTCTTGATATTAAGAAAGCGAACATGTTAGAAAAAGCAAAACAGGAAGCAGTTTTGCTACAACAACGAATAGACGAACAGAATAAGCTAATCGCAAAGTATTCTTTAGAACAAAAAGACGGAAATAATATGGTATTCAAGCTCGACGGAGAAACTTCTCAAGAAAAGTCATTTATTCATCCTGATTTACTTACAGAATTAGAAGCTGATGATACAAATAAACAAAATAAGACAAGTAAGCCAAAGAAGAAGAAGAAGAAGGGAAAGAAATAATTTTTAGGCTTATATTTTTATCTGCGTATAGTTTAATTTAATGGGACTTTTTCAGTATATCAAATTAAACGTTTTTATAATTAGTTTAGCATTCGGATTATTTGCCGTATATATAACTATGCCTGATACACGTAAGATTTATGTGTATCCTACTCCTGAAAACATAGACGTGCTTCAATATAAGGACAAGACTGACACCTGCTTCAAATTCAAACAGAATGAAGTCGCGTGTCCTAAAACTGATGCTGAAATAACCAAAATACCACTACAAGGCTAACCAATTATTTTACATACCATACATATTATGTAAAATATCAGAAAAAAGACATTCAAGTATAAGATATTGAAAAATAATTTATATGAACGTAATGTATATTATGAATTTACAGCGTTTACTCCATACTGACCTCGGACAAACATTTATATCGGTATTGCTTGGTTTAGGTCTTGCTACTTTATTTAGAAAAGCATGTACGGATAAAAATTGTCTAAAATTTAATGGACCCATTATTAGTGAAATAGAAGATAAGATTTTTAAACATGATAATAAATGCTATAAATATACTACAACTTCATCAAAATGCGATAATACCAAACGCGTTATTAATGTATCTGATACACCACAAATAGACAAGTAATTCAGTTTATTTAGTACCATTCGTAAAACTATACAATCTTACTTATATGATATTGTATAGTAATGGAGAATACAACCACACGAATTTCAGATTTACCAGACCCGAATTCACAACATATGCAACAGCAACAACAACAACAACAACAACAACAATACATGAATCAACAACCGCCCACAAAAACAACTGAATTGCCGAATAATTATACTCCAATTAACGTGCATCCAAACCCCTATGGTGTTTCCGACCAGAACCCTATTATGTCACACCCCGAACAACCCATAAGTCCACAACAAGAAATTATTGCTAATAATAATGCTACTAAACAAGTTCCACAATATCTATCGGAAGAACAGCGACAAATGATAATGCCTTCGCAACAACAACGATTACCGTCACGACATATACAACAAGACACAACTCAATACGCTCAAGATGAAAGAGTCCAACCAAATTATATACCAAAAGAAGCTGTGTCTAATGACTACGTTAGAGAGTATGAAGAATTTACCGATAAAAATATTCAGAAACACGAAAAAGAGAATGACCGCAACCAACAAATAGATGATATTTTGAGTGATTTACAAGTCCCTATTTTTGTAAGTATTCTATTCTTTTTGTTTCAACTTCCCATTATAAATGCATATATATTCAAACGATTCTCGTTCTTATCCATTTATAATGATGATGGTAATTTTAATTTTTACGGTTTAGTATTTAAAAGTTGGATTTTTGGTAGTATCTATTATACCATCACTAAATTCACCAATTTTTTAATTAGTCTATAATCCTAACACCTTCAATAATTTATTTTTAGAGGCGATTTTTGTTTTCTTTTTAACTGTCTTAGATACAGGTTTCTTTACTTGTTTCTTTTCTTCAGAAATATTCGTTTTATTTTCATTGGGAGTGTATTTCAAAAACCATTCTTGATATTCAGGTGATGTTTGTTTATTCTTCAATTCTTTAAATTTTTGAGTTTTTTCAGAACGTATATCTTCAATGGTTAGTTGTTTTCCATAACATTGATTTGTGAAACGCTTTAACATACCTTGTTGTTTTAGTTTATTTGTTTCTTGAATATTAAACAAATACTCGGCCATACATAATAATCTGATGTCATTTAGTTTTTTATCACCATAAACAAAGCTCAAATATAAACTCATAATAGTATCAATAGTAGCTATTTTTACAGTTCTATCTTTCAGATTTATTTCATTGTAACTATGACACGCAATCGGTTTGTGTATTACTGCTATAATGTCATCCTTCCCCATAGATACTTCTATATTCTCAGGGATTACTTCACCAATCGCATCATTACGTTTTATTTTGATATTTTTTATTCCAGTATCTTCTAATTGTTCTTTTAATATCAATGCGGTTTTTTCGAAGTCTTCAGATAATACATCAAAATCCGGTATTTTTTGTATTTCCCGTTTTTCCTTATCGCTTACTTGTTTTGAATATAATCCACTCGCATATCCACCGAAAAATACGACTCCCTCATCCATTAAAGTATCTCGTGCGATAAAATATATTTTCTCTTGCTCGGACATATCTATTTCCATTTTTCTCTGAAAATCTATCTCAGAGCAATTGGAAGTTTTTAATGGATAATATTTGTTTAGTAAATTCAAACGTTCCAATACTTTTTCCCATCTGGATACATCTCCATCAGGTCTGGATAATTCTAAGTACATAGACATTCTCAAATAATTTGGGGGTGTATAATGGATACCAGACCTTTTTATAGAATCATTTTTAATTGAATCAAATAATTGTTTTGGTAATTGGGTTATATCCGCAATTGGAATAAAATTCACAAAAACTTTGTATGTTCCATGATGAACTCCTGCCTTTGCTTCAACATTAGTGTATCCACTATCATAATATATATCAGCCAACTCTATTGCATCTTTCATTGCGTTTGATGAAAAGAAATCATAATCAGGTATTTCGGCTTCTTTGTCATAGAAACGTGCGTTTTCTGGTAATATATTATTAATAGCAGTACCCCCATAACATACTAATTTCTTGTCTACAATAAATTCTTCTACTATTTTTATCATTTTTTGGACGTCTTCATCACTAACAATTCTTTTACCGGAAGTTTTTTTATTCTCTGTTATAGCACTCCTTAATACAGCCATTTCGCACTCTTGGAATGTCATTTTATTAGTACATTCGTCCGGATAAAAAGTTTTCTTTGACTTTTGCGATTTATTTTTATTGTATTTACCCATTTGTATATACAATAATTATACTTTTTTTTACTGCATTTGATTTTTTTTCAAATAATCAATAGTATATGCTAAAGGAATAATTCCACCTTTGTTATCATTAAACATCTGTTCGTATTGCTCTAACTCATCGTCTTTGGAATAAAACTTATATAATACAAATTGTGCTCCATAATTCAATATAAAACTATTTATATCCGGATTTTTTGTATTATTATTAATAGTATCTGGCATAACTAATCTCAACTTACGCGTACTCGTACATAATCCACATTTGTCTTCTACTCGTATGTGGTCGTAATTTAGATTTAATAATTCCGTGTATCTATGAAGAAATAATTTATCCGACCCACTTTCTAAATTAACAAATGTAGATAGATTATAACATTGTCTTTCTTCTGGATTGCAGGTAGATTTAGAATTATAATTTCGGTCAATTGTTTTATCGATAATTAACACTATTTTGCCTTGTATATCTGACATTTTTGTTTCTTTAGACACTTCTCCTGTGTATAATCTTGATTTTAAATTGGAATCAACCACTTTAGATATTAATTTATATAGTTTTGTATCATCTCCTTTTGATTTGATTCTTAAATGAATAAATAATGGGTCATTTAGATTAGGTGTAGGTTGGACGAAAGCGGAAGTAGATATCATACTAAATACATTGTCAAGTAAGAGTGTATTCACAGTTTCAATCGTTTCTAATTGTGTATCATTTGTATACGTAATCATTGGTTTATCATCAATTAACAATACTTCAAAATCGAATAGTCTCACTCCACGAGATAATAAATATTTAACCATGTCTATATTTACACTTTTTCCCGTCACTGCGCTATTATAAGATGACTTTATAACATAATCTTTTAACGTTGGTTTATCACGTGAGTCGGTTGAAGACTCATCAGGAGGTAATGAAACAATACCAGTTCCTTCAGATTCTATTAAACTATTATATTCTCCTTCTGCTGTTCCAAACAACTCTAATCCTTCGACTGTATTACATTGACATTCATCGTTTTTGCATCTGGACCTACATTTTAGTGATTTACATTGTAATTTATTAATAATTCTTGATATCATTTTACGCTTCCATAGAAAACGATATATTACATATATGAATATACAAATAATTGATAGTAACAAGATACCTTGAGTATTATTCATTATTATGGGTTATATATTATTTGAAGATTTAATATATAATCACTAACAAATATAATAGTAATTATATATAAACTTATAATAATGGCTGGTGGATTACTAAACATTGCTGCCGTAGGAAATGCGAATTTATTTTTAACCGGAAATCCAAGTAAAACATTTTTTAAAGTAACATACTGTAAATATAGTAATTTCGGACTTCAAAAATTTCGGATAGACTATAATGGTTCAAGAGATTTGCGTTTAACCGAACCTTCTACATTTCAATTTAAAATACCAAGACATGCTGAGCTATTAATGGATACATATGTTGTGGTAACATTACCAGATATATGGAGCCCTATACATCATCCATTACCTAAACCAATACTATCACAAGAAGGGTCCAATACTATACCAGAAATAGTGGATGGTAATGACACTGGATGCCGATGGGCTCCTTATGATTTTAGGTGGATTGAAAATATTGGCGCTTCT